GTGGACTCCAGAGGGCAACATCAGTGCAGAGCAAGCAGCGGTGGTTAAGCCAAAACCCGAGGCCAAGAAGAGAAAGAAGAAAACGACAACATCGACACAGGTGAAGAAGGCACGCGAAACTACGGGCAAAGCTGAGGCGGAAGTCGCAGCGCTTAAGAAGCAACTAGAGAGGGCTACCTGCAATGGCTGATTGCTCAGAACTCGAAGCAAGGTTGGCCGCGGCTGAGGAGCGTCTTGCCCAGGCAAAGAAGCTTCAGCGCACTGTTGAGGGTGAAGCCGAGCTGGATGCGAAGGCTGGTTCTGGGCCAACCTTCCGCACCTTCTCCATGGTGGATGGCACCAAGATTCGTATTAACGCCAAGGAGTTTTACGACCAAGTCGAAGCTGACAACATCGCTATGGGCGAGGAGCAGTTGCGTCAGCTGGTGCGCGAACGGTTTGACAAGAAGGTCAAGCCAGTGGGCAGCAAGGGGCTGAACATCAACTACGCCCAGATGGAGTTCAACGATGAGAACGTCAACGCCTTGTTGGAGTTGGCGGGTGCTCGTCGCGCTAACTCCACAGCAGGTAAAGAACTAGCGCAGAAGTTCACTGAAGAAGTGGCACGCGACCAGCTGCTGCAAGAGGTGGCACTGCAGGGCGGCAACGTTGAGGAGATTGCCCGTGGTCTATCCAGGGACACCGGGGCGGTAGCGAAGCTGCCACTGCGGATGGTGCTGATCACCAAGATGCGAGGCGATAGCGCTCGGCATTACGCCGACATGCTGGAGGACTCAGCGGATCTGATCTCATCGTTTGGTCTGAGCCCGCAGAAGAAAGCAGAGCTGTCGCGTGCATCGCAGTACATGCACTTCTTTGAGCAGCTGGATGCTCTGTATGCCAGGAAGGTTGGCCAGGCGTTGCGTGCCAGAAGCTTTGATGAGTTCAAGGCAGTGGACCTGGGCGGCGACAACTTGAGTTTTGAGGATGTCTCCAAGCTGAACATGGACACCCTTAAGGAGGGGAGCCTGGCGGCACAGGTGTTGGAGGCAATCGAGAGTGGCGATGCTGACGCGCTGCGTCGTGTGGCAACAGCCAAGCGAGTGCTGGCTGCAGCTGAGGCCACGATTGATGAGCCCAACTTCTTCACGCAGATTCGTTTGTTGAACAACCTGCGGAAGGACAACTTCTTCCTCAGCCCCAACACCTGGATCCAGCGCAACGTAGTGGCTGGCGCCGCGGTCAATGCCTACATGGGTGTTGAGGACTTTGCTTCTGCAGCGTTCAAGACCGGCAGCGTGAAGGACGCCTATGAGATGTCCACGTTTGCGGCGAGCCGCATGTTCATGGGCATGAACGAAGCGTTTGGCGCTGCGTTCCAGCTGCTAAATAACGGCAAGCCAACGCTCACGTCGCTTGGCATGAAGGAGGGGCTTGACCCTCTTTCTTTGCAGAACGCAAAGCAGAACAACGCAGACCAAACCAAGTTTGTGAAGGAGAGCCTGGTCGAGGCATGGAACACCAACTTCATTGATGGCGTAGCTGCATCCCCTGTGGCGGCAATGAACTTGCTGAACCTTGGGGTTCGCTATTGGCTCGGCACCGCCATCGAGAAGACAACGGGATCAACAGCGGGCTTTATGCCAGCGTTTCACTTGCTGGGTAGTGGTGATGAAGTCACCCGCCACATGGCTAAGGATTGGGCGGCCAGCAGCACGTCTTGGCTGCAGGCATTGGATGAATGGAAGGGCATGGCTGAAAAGCCCAATGTCCCTAAGCCGGACTGGGTGGCACAGCGTGCCAATGAGCTTGCCGATCAGGCAGTGTTCAGTGGTGCCATGACCGATGACGAGCTGGTGAAGCTGCGTCGGCAGGCCGGTGCTCAGCAGTACGGCGACATGTCGAACGAAGCGCTGCGGCTGAAGATCATGAACGATCAAGCCGGCGTCCCTAGGCCTGACACCCCGGCAGGACGTGCTGCTCTTGAGCGGATGCAAGAGGTCACATTCACCAAGCCTCTCGACGATCCGATCGGCCAGGGCGTGAATCGTGCCAGGCAGAACCCGCTAATTGGTTGGAACCTACCGGTGTTCACTACGCCGTGGAACGGATTGAAGTGGCTGCTGTCCCGTGATGTTTTCATCTCGACAGCTGACCTGCTGCAGAGGGAGGCACGCCAGCTTCAGGGCAAGCGGTCTGGTGCCGAGCTGCCATTCACTGCAGACGAGATGGCCGATGCCAGGGGCAGGACTGTCGTTGCTGCTGGCATGGCAGTGATCGTGAATCAGCTTTGGTCTCGCGGATTGTTCAGTGATGGCGGCAGCTTTGTGCCTGACCAAAACAAGCGCCAGCGCGATCGGACCCCGCCCTATTCGTTCTCCATTGGGACGTTGGGTCTGATGGGCATGAGCAAGATCAACATCCCTGGCAGCTCAATCGACATCGTTGACCTGATGGGTCTGCAGGCTGATGTGCAGCGTGCGTTTTACGAGGGGCTGATTAAGGACCAGGACTTCAACAAGTTCATGGACGGCATCGTGAAGTCCTACGCCCGGATCATTGGCAACAAGGAATCACTGAGTGGAGTGGTTGATCTGTTCAATGGGATGACCTCGTCAGCAGCGAACCGCAATACCAACTGGGTGAATCTGATGTCGCGTCAGATGAATGGCACCTTGCCTTTATCTGGTGCGTTGACCTGGGGTTCGCGTGCTGGACAGGACCCAGCATTGGTGCAGGGTCGCCGCGAGATGAGTGACGTTGAGGTTCAGGCCCTGGGCAAAGACCCCAACTTCAATCTGTTCCAGCAGTTTGGTGCTGCAGTTGCACGGAACTATCCACTGCTGGGCACTGCTGGCTATCAAGCGCGGAATCGTGATTGGTTGGGTCGGGACCTCAAGCGCCCGTTCTCTATCCCCTACGACACCAATGCACCGTTCGCCCCGATCTTGACGAGCGACACGCCGCTGGATCGCTGGATGGACAAGCACGGCTTCGGTGCGCCTCCTCACCCCGGCGGCAAGATCTCTTCCTCCGACACTCCACTCAAGGGCGGTGGCTCAACAACGATGAGCCTGGACGAGGAGAACACCTGGCACGCAGAATTCACCACCATCAAAGGTGAGGCACCGGCTGGCTATTGGCTCGGCAAGAACTCTTTGATTGACACCGGCTTCGCCGTTTACAACATTGATCGCTATGTCCAGGGCAACACGCTGCTGGAAGCGTTGACAGCATTAAGCCAAGACCCTGACTACGGCGCTGACCTTTCTTCCCCTAACAGCCCCAGCCTCACAGCCAAGCAACGCCCGTACAGCGAGCAATCACTAAGCGAGCGGAAGAAATCAATCAACGACCCGCGTGGTGTCTACAAGGTTTGGGATGCAGTCATCACCTATTACGACCGTCAGGCGATCGAGCGCATGGCTCAACAGCACCCTGAGTTTGTGACGAAGGCGCTCGCCAATCAGGAGCTAAAAGATGTTCGCCGGCAGGAAGATGCTGAGGCAATGATGCCTAGCCTTTCCTCTCCCTAGCAAGCGACATACACTGAGGTCTGCACCTGTGCAACCCAGGGATGACGACCTACGCAGTTGATACTTACACCGGAGACGGGTCGCAGGTTGACTTCGGCGTCAGCTTCTCCTTTCTCCAGCGGGCGCACGTTGAGGTCTATCGAATTGATACGGCGACAAAGGCAGAGACAAAGCTGACCTACACCGCCAACGCTTCTCCGGTTGGTGATGAATACGTTTGGGTCACGGACACGCAGGTCAAGCTCGGCACTGCGCCGACTGCTGATCAGACGTTACGGATTCAGAGAGACACCCCGGAGAATCAGCAGCTGGTTCAGTGGGCTGATGGCAGTTACATCGTTGCGGCAGATCTGAACGAATCAGATCTTCAGTGGCTCTACAACATCCAGGAGCTTGAGGACGAGATCAGCTCCATTGACGGCACGGTCATTGGTGAAGCGGTCAAGCTGGTCACGGGGGTCGAGCCGATTCAGGTCGACAACACCGACGATCAGCTTCCTGTCGTTTCTATCGACGAGACCAAGTCAACTGACGACCCGAACGCATTAACCAGCGACACCAAGGTTCTGTCGGAGAAGGCGATTGACGCCGCTTTCTCTCAGGACATTGGAGATGGCATTGGCTATCCCGCTGCAGGAACTACGGGCAAGGTCGGCAAGCTGCGGATCAACCCCGATACTGCAATCCCTGGCTTCTTCTATTGGAACGGCACCGCATGGGTGCAGGCATCTACCAAGGGCGAGCAGGGCGACCAAGGACCAGTTGGCCCTGCCCCTGGATTGCAGGACCCACCGGCCACGGCTGCCACGGTCCCGCTTAACGAGGACGGCTCGATTGGCGATGCAACAGCTGATGTCGTCCAGGACCCATCGACCAAGGATCTGAAGTTCCTGTTTGGCATCCCCGCCGGGGAGAAGGGGGACAAGGGAGATACCGGCGCAGACTCCACAGTCCCTGGCCCGCCACCTGGGCTGCAGGGCAATGCAGCTGTAGCCAACAACGTTGCGAACAACCCTGACGGATCAATCGGCCAGGCCACTGCAGCAGTCACGGCTGACGCCAACAGCGATCTGCAATTCACGTTTGGCATCCCGGTTGGAGAGCGTGGGCCCATCGGCCCTCCGGGTGATGGCGTTGATTACAAGGGGATGATCGATGCCACCTCTGACCCTGAGCCAGGGACCAAGAGGAACGGCGACTTCTACGTCAACACCGGCACGGGTACATCCAGCTGGACAGGACTGACCAACGTTCAACAGAACGATCGGTTGATCTGGAACGCCAATACCAACGTGTGGGATGTCATCACCCCACCTCCGGTTACTGGCGTCGACCTGAACTACACCGCTGCTCCAGGACAGGGCACGGTCGTCAACTCAGCTGGCACCAATGCGGTGCTGCCTGCAGTTAATGCGACGAATGCTGGCCTGATGATTCCAGCCCAGTACACCAAGCTGAATGGCATCGAGGCTGGGGCTGAGGTCAACCCCAACCTGGATAGTTACCTGCAGTCAGGCGACAACGTCAGTGAGCTGACGAACGACGCTGGCTATCTGACATCAGCGGATCTTCCTCCTACGTCGTCAACGCTGCAAGAGATCCTCGACAACGGCAACACCTCGACCACAAGCCTGTGGGTCGGCACTAACGGCGACAACGTCGTCCTTAACCCCGACGGGACCGTCCTTGCCAAGGGCTACCGCATTGACCAGCTCGCCACCCTGCCATGAGCACGATTAACGACAACGACCAGTTCCTTGTACAACGCGGCACCACCTCTCACAAACAAAGCGCAGTTGATCTCATGAGCACCATCCAAGACACCGACCTGATGCTCATTCAGCGAGGAGCTGAGAGCTACAAGGTGACTTGCTTCGATGTTAAAGATCAGCTTGGGGGTGGTGGTGTTTCAGGAGAAGTTGATCAGCCTGTCGTTCTCAAGCCAAAGGATGGAGCAGGCAGTGGCAACACTGTTTATTCACTAAGCGACAAGATCACCAAGATCGAAGGCGGTGGCAGCTACACCTGCGAGACCGATCCAATTCAGGGTGAAAATATAGTTAATTACGACTCCAGGGTATCTACATCATCACCAGATTGGGATGGTCCTTCAGCTGGTCCTGATAAATTATTTGACGGAAATATTACAACTAGTTGTGCACCTAGTACGTATGATGGTGTCATTACGTTTGCTCCCTTTCCTTCTATTTCTTACTCACAAAAGGTAGAAGTTTATAGCAAAGTCGATAGCAACGGCGGTGAATTTAACCTCAACGGTACTAGTTGGCAGTCAGTCCTAAGTAATCAATGGCAAACAATTGCCACTGGTTCTGGATCTATTACAAGCATTGCTGCAAGGTCTCGAGACGCATCTTTTAGACCCTATTGGGCAGGTATCCGTATAGATGGTGAGATCCTCTTAGATAGGGTTGACCTCATCTTCCCAACCAACAAAGGCTTTAACTGCTTTGCCGTTGGCGATGTGGTGCAGGGCGTTGACGAATCAAATACTTACAAGACTTACAGTCCAAGCAACTTTAATTTGCCTCCAACCACTCTACCTTCAGATTGGTCATTAGTAGAGGAAACATCAATTTCTGCTGGTCCCCAGGCTAGCGCCGCTTCTCCCATCTGGATTTATGAATTTCCTTCTTCGCTACGCCATGTGAAGATAGGTTATTTTGGATCAAACACTAATTTTGTGATAAGAGTGTGGGGGTCCAATGACGCTATGGCTTGGACTTCACTTGATTGTCAACTTACTGGCACTACAAAAACACTTGACACTGGTTCAACTGCTTACAGATATTTATGTTTGGCTAAGTTGAGTGAAACTGGAGAAGTAGATAAGTGCAGTCTTTCCAGTCAAACAACTAGTGCAGGAATGAATATGGCAAACACAAGTTACGGTGTTTTGAGTAATCAAAGTGCACCAGTCAAAGTCATCTCCAAGAAAGACGACGCCGCGCCGTATCAAATCTCCGTTGATGGTGGTACGTGGGACGACTCAAACCAAAGTCAGGTTTGGAGTGCTCCTCCTGTTTTTGTTTCCAATGGCTTTGGTTCATACAATTCCAGACCAATTACAAATGCCTTTAATGGCGTCATATCTACAAATAAAACAGATATGGCTATGGTTGATGAAGGTGGTACTTGGACTTTAAACTTTGGTTCTAGCTTTAGCAATATTTCAACCGTAGAGATTCAGTATTTCGGTAACGGAACTGGGCAGCTTTTCAAGTTAAATGGAGTAGATAAGACTAGCGAATTAAATCTAGACGCTACTGCAAGAACTGTTACTTTTAACGAAGCTCAGCTTAGTTCTATCGAATTGTTTACTGCAGATGCTAACAATTTTGTGTGCCTAGGATATATCAAGGTTGACGGCAGACTCCTCGTGGACGCTGTCAACGACAGTCAGGTTTGGAGCAGTGACGTTTCTTCGGGGACGACACCTAGCAACCCCAGACCGGCAACACTTGCGTTTGATAATGATCTGACAACTGAAACTGTTACGCCTGCAGGTGAGTGGTTTACTTTTACGCCCACTGGTGGTATCTCAGGGACTTCTCTCCGAATTTATTGCAATAACGTCAGCCCTGATGTGTACGAGCTGCGATTGAATAGTGGTCCTATTACTGAGTTTAATCCACCATCTACCAACCCTAACGCCGCCTGGGCTGATCTCGGGGATGTAATCCCTGGGGGAACTTTAACTAAGTTAGAACTTCGCCGTAAGAGTGCGACTAATCATGGTGTTAAAGCTTTTGAAGTTGACGGCAAACCCCTAGTCGACGCAGGCACAGACCGTGGCCTTGGCGACAACAAGCTGATCAAGACAACGACCTACGACACTCAGCTGACGGTCGCTAGTAGCAAAGACTTCGCCTCCTTAAGTGGTGGGTCATTTATGACCGACGGCACTGGCGACCCTGGTCCTTATAGCCAAACGCCTTATAAGTTGCAGACGAGTGAGATTGCGGCTGTAACTGCGCAAGATAATGTGTCGAATACCACCTTATACGGTGCTGAGATTGTCAGTAGTGACACCAGCGGTATGTTCGATGCGGATGAGAGCACCGCATTTGTCGCCCGGTGCAACAACAATGGGTGCAGGTTCACCGTGCCTATCGTATGTAACACGTCTCTGCAGATCTACATCGGCGGGGAGGGCGGCACCCTCCAGTTAAACGAAAGTATCGACACCGGATATAAAGGCATTTATGGCGACAACACCAGCTTCTATGACGGAACTTCCCTCACATACCCATTCTCCTTAAGCGCTCTGGGTTATATCGGAGGAACATCCTACAACGCATTCGCTGCTTACAAGCTAGTTGTAGATGGTGTAGAGCTTTCCGACGCTTACCAGACCCTCACCTTCCCTGGTGATGTAAGCACCAACCCTGACCTGCAGTATTTCAGAGCTGGCGATGTGGTGCAGAGTGATTGGAATCAAGATCAGGTCTGGAGCACAGGCCTAACAACATCTAGTGGCTGGCAGTCTAGTGATATGCCTGCTGGAGCTTTCAACGGAAATGTGGGGGATGTCTTCGCACAGCCCAACAGTGCCACGACGATTGTGTTTACGCCTGAAACTCCTATCACCTACTCAACGTCTGTTGAGGTATATGCTGGCGGAAGTGATTTCGTTATTAACGGCAGCATCTCCAGTTCAATAGATGCTGGTAGCTGGACCAAGATTGAAGGATCTGGGACAATCAATACGTTGGAGATAACACCTGGAGGGGTTCCTAATTTAGCTGCTATTAGAGTTGATGGCTTGCTCTTAGTAGACACAGGCGTCGAGAATGTTAATGGTACTAAAGTTGTCTCCGTAGACACCGCCAACAATCAAATGGTTGTTGATGGTGGTAACTGGGATACGTCAAACCAAAGCCAGGTTTGGAGTGAGAATGTTGCATCCGGCTCAGTTGTAGACCCTCAGTATCCCATTACTAATGCCTTTGATGGTGACATCACTTCTGATGATTACACGAATACTTGCTTTGCTACGTCTAATAATTATGTCTTGATGGAGTTTGATGAGTTTGATGATGCTACAACGGTAGACATTTACTTTATTGCCTATGGCAGTGGTCTTTATCTTGAAGTCAATGGAACTCAAGTCTCTCCGTTCCCTAGTGGCACTCAGCCTATAAAAAGTACTATTGATGTAACTGGAGCTGGTCTTCAGTCAGTCAAATGGAATAAAGTTGATGGCACTAACTTTGTCGGTCTTTGCGGTATTGCTGTTGATGGCAGGCTCCTCGTGGACGCTGTCAACGACAGTCAGGTTTGGAGTGCAAACGCAACCGCCTGGAATACGTCAAACCCTCCTGCAAATATATTTGATGGCAGCTTAAGCACTGAATCTTTCGGAGATGGGACAAACAATTCTACAGTCACTATTTCTGGTCTAACAGCAAATAGTAGTATTGAAGCTTATTTCTATACTGGTTCTCTGAATAATGCTGGAGATCGGTGGGAAATCAACAATGTAGATATTAGCCTTTTGCACCCAAACCAAGGGTCAAGTTCTACTAAACAATGGGTTGATTTAAGTTCTGCGTTTACTTTTCCAGTTAGTGTCACAACAATTAAAGCCGCTAACAACAATCAAGGCGGGATGTTTGCCATTAAAATTGACGGCAGACTCCTAATTAACCCAGGCGTTCGCGACCTTGGTGACAGGAACGTTGAGTATCAAACCAAGGGCGGCAAGGGTGACATCGTCTCGGTCGATGCCATCAATAACACCCTGCGGATTAACGACACCGGTGACAGTGATAACCGCTGGATTGCTGAGAACAAAGCTGACGTTGAGTTCAAGATTGCTGGACCCAGTTACGTTGACTCCCCACTGCTGACAAGCCACGTCGAGTTCGAGTCATCGCAGTTCGCAACGACGCCAGCGTTCGATCCAAATACAGGTGAGCCGATTGACGGCTTGGCCAAGATCACTTGGTCACTGAAGCCTGGCAATGATGCTGAATATCAGTTGGATGCAGGGACATTGAACCCGTACCGTCCGTCAGGGCTGCAGCTCAACACGACGTACACGATCAAGGTGAAGCACACCGGAGCCCGCCTTGGTGATTCGGACTGGTCGCTGTCAACGACATTCACGACAGGCGCAAGCCGAACGTTGAATGACCACTACATGAAACAGATCAAAGTCCTGGAGGAGGAGCTAAGGGAGGCACGAAGCAGTTAATGCCCCACTGATCCCTGCCCCTTTGCTTTCCCGTCATGACTCAACTCAGCACCCGCCAGCCCAATTTTCCTGAGAACCCCTCTGATGGTTTTCAGATCAAGGAAGATCTGCCAGATGGCAACGGCTATGTGATTTGGACGTACAACGCTCAATTCAATGAGTGGACGAACGAGGTCTTCAAGGCAGCCTTAACTGGCTATGTCTACACCGATCAGGTGCGGACAAGGTCAGAGGAGATCCTGACTCAACAGGATGTCAACCTATACCTCGCTGACACTATGACCAAGAGGGTCTCAGCGTTGGAAGAGAAGCAGGATGTCAACCTATACCTCGCTGACACTATGACCAAGAGGGTCTCAGCGTTGGAAGAGAAGGTGGAAAGACTGCTTGAAAAACAGTGAAACGTGAAACGTTTTTGTTGTGGATGCTGGCTGGCCTGCTTACGTGGCAGGCCGCCATCTTTTCCTACGGGACGGTGATGTGTGCCAGGGCGAAGGAACCTAAGGAGGTATGCCCTGAACTAGGTGATCGCTTTGATGGTTTTGTAAATACCAGTCTTGGTGCAGTGCTAGGACTACTGGCTGGATCAGTGGTCAACAAGCCATGAGCTACTGGCAGCGATTTAGCTGGGCATTGCAGATCAATCGCTGGCCGGTGTCACTCAGCGAGGGTGTTTCCATAGCCACTAGGAAAGCCATAGCGCAATCTCTGCCTCTCTTCTCCGGCGCAATCCTGCCTCCACGGAACTACCGGGATTGACGTATAGGCGGAGCGCGTCGGGGACATCCACCCATCGCTTTTGGCTAAGGCAAGAAGTGATGGTACGAAAACCATCAGCACCGTAAAACATTGCCCCGCAGTTGAAAGAAAAAGAAAGCAGACAACCTTTCTGACCATCACTCATCTGGCTCCAATAAGGGATGCTTGATTCCTGCACGCCAAAGAAATATCCAAGGTGCCAGGTCAATAGTTCTTCTGCTTTCTCCTCACTAATTGGCGGGTCATTAAATGAGACCTTGCGATTGTCTTCGTAGAAGGTGGCGCCATAGCCAATGGTCGCCACGCCTACGCCGTCGTCGTAGACAGCAGTGCGTAGACCCTCGAACTCCTTGATCAGATCGATGGCTGCCTGCGGGATGCCAACGCTTTTCGGTGGTGGTGCTTCTCTGTATTTCTTGATCCACGGGGTGTCGTCTTCCAGCAAAGACACCGGCATGGCAGCAAAAAGAATCTCAATTGCTTCTTTCTGCTGTGGTTCTCCCTTGAAGAAGCGGAAGAAGTTTTCAAACCCTCCACGGGTCAGCCTTGTCATCGTGGTGTGTGCACTGTGCACCCAGTATGGTCTGCACAGATGCATATAAAAAGCTCTGGACTGGACGGAGATACTCAGGAGGGGAAATGTTCCTGAGCCACCGGGCAGGCCAGAGCTGATCGAGCGATTGAAAGAGAGAGGGCCGCGGCCTAAGCCTCAAGCGCGGAAACGCAAGACAACAAAGCGTCGGTCTGGACGTGCAAGTAACGCTTCACGCTCTTGAGTGAGGACCAGCCTCCAAACGTCATGATCTGAGCCAGCGAAACGTTGGCTTCTGCCAGACGTGTTGCGCAGGTGTGCCTGGTGCAGTGAATTGTCAGGCGTGGGTCAGTGATGCCAAGCAGTGCCTTGCCTTCGTTAAACCAGCGGTTAAACGTGTCATATGAGACCTCGAACATCTGGCCGCGGCGGTGTTGATACTTGGCTGCAATCTGCTGTGCTCGCTTGGTTAGAGGCACGCTTCCCAGGTTGTTGGCCTTCCGGTCCTCAAACGTGACCCGGGCTGCCTGTAGGTCCACATCCCAGGTCTTGAGCCTGTTGATCTCGCCCCAGCGTGCGCAGCTATCGAGGAGGAAACAAAAAATGTCCGCGCCTTCCTCCCGCCCTGGGTACTGCCTGAAGTAAGCGATGAATGCCTGCTCTTCTTCCTTGCTGAACACCCTGTCCTTCAGGGCCTTACTGCCCAACTTCTTGGGGAACTTTGGGGCACGGTCCACCAGCTCATCTTCGATGGCATCGGTGAAGATGCTGCGAACGATGGCCAGCTTCTTGTTCACCGTGCCGGCTCTGTTGCCGGTGCTGATGAAGTAGTTCTGCATGGCCAGTAGGTCGTCCTTGTCGATGGCGGACAAGAGCGTGTCCCTGCCGAGGAAATCCAGCACCTGCTTGAGATAAGACCAGACAGCATCCTTCGATTTGATGTGCGCCCAACGGTCAGCGAGCGACCGGTCAGCAGCTTCCTTCAATGTGATGGTCGAAGGAACAGTGACGCCCACCCGTGCAGAGGTGGCGTGCTGCAACAGCAGCTGATTCAGCAGTTCTGCCCGGCGTGCCTTGGCTTCTGCCTTGGTCTTGCAGACAGCAGTCTTCCTGTTGCCTTGGTGGGAGACAGAAACCTCCCAGCCCCGATGAGTGGGCCTAATCCCTTTGATGTCCATGGTTGGTGGTGGTGTGTGGTGGTGTGTGGTGGCTAGATGCCTTGCAACTGACGGGAGAGGGCCTTCCCTTTTGGTGTGAGCATGATTAGAAACCGACGACCCTCAGCAGGGTCACGGACTACGCAAAGCAGATCAAACCCCGGCTGGCCCTTCCTATTGGTTTCGCCGAGAGCCATAACAGTGCGGCTAACAGCTGAATTGGTCAGGTCTAGTTCGTCCATTACCTTCTGAAAGGTGCACATATTGTTCTCCGCCACAACAATGAACACTTGCGCGAAATGAAGCGGGAAGTGAGTCGGGCTAAGAACAGCGAAAGGGGCCAGAGCCCTCGCCAGTTGACGTAGATCCATCCACCTTTCCTAGGATGATTTTGGCGCGAATGGTAGGTCGAAATTGAGCATTTCCCTAGGTCTTGGAAGACAACAATAGAAGTGAGGCACTGCTTTCTTGGCAGGTCGAAAGCGAGCAGGATGCGAGCTGATGACGGCACAAGTTGTTACAAGTGTAGAGCAAAAAGTGTTGAAGACATTAGTCCATGGCGGGCGCCGTTGTAACCAAGGATTGAACAGAGCCGAGCAGGTCTTCAGCTTCACTGGTCAGAAAGAACTGCTGACCCTGCTGATGCGGGTGTTTTCTGCTCAGCACCAGTGGAATAGACGCCCCTGTGAGCTTGCCGTCCACATACCTGGGCACACCCCGGAAGATGTCCACACGGCGGAAAACGGTGCGTTCAGCGATGCCGCTGGCTTTAACCAGCTCTGGCCTGTTATCAATGCCCGCCCCTATTAGGGCAAGCAGTTGCAGGTCTTGAATGGTGAGATGACTTAATTGGTCCATCAATTCATTGGGTTCAGTGGTCATTTAGTCGGCCCTTCCTTATCTGACGGGATGTGACCACGAGAAAGGGCCTCGTAGTAGGCCCTCTCAAGTGTTGTCAGCCCTTCAGAGTGCCTGGCGTGCAGAGCAGCGATGGCACGAGCCCGGGCCTGTTTGCAGTAGTCCTGCGGCCTGCTGTTCCAGTTAGGGGCTGCCATCAGCGGTTTTCCTCAAACCACCACTTACCTGTCCTGTCCTTCTGCTCATACCGAGCCCAGCGTCTGCATTGCCAGTCAGACGGAATGCGGACGGTGCCATACAGGCCATCCCCGTCAAAATCGACCGACCTAAAGCGTTCAGGAAACATGTCGGACGCCATGCATCGGTCAACATCAGCAAGAAAGTTTTTTTCTTCCTGTCTGCGTTCTGCCTCTGCTCTGAAGTGGCCAGCGACTGGACCACCAAGCCACCAGGCCAGACCCAGCCCGGTGACAACTGCTAACGGATGCACTCTCACTTGCTTGCCCTCCTAGTGGTTTTGGCGGTGGTTGGTTTCTGCTGTTCGATCAATGCCGTTAGCAGTTGTTTGATGTCTGCCAGGTCCTGACGAATCGCTGCCAGGTCCCTGTCGGTGTTCGTGTTCAGCATTGCCCTGCCGTGTTGATGTCCGCCAAAAACTGACGGCCCTTGGCTGTGAGATAAATCAAGATCAAGCGATCGTCTTCTATGTCCCGCACGGATTTCACCAGCCCATAGGACTTATGGCGTTCTGTCTTGATCGGCCCAGAACCCCACACGTCAATGCTTCTCGACACTGCTGAGAGAGTCACGTTCAGCTCTTGGCAGATCTCTGTCTGAGACAGACCCGGTTTGGCATCAACCGTTTGCAAGAAGATCAACTGACGAACTGTCAGATCTGGATATTGAGAAAGTGCTGTCTTGTGAGCAGCTAACAGGTTGAACGTCATGGTCAGTAGTGGTGGTGTGTGTTGGTGTTAGGCATCAGAACGCCTCAACAGTTCCATCAGTGTTGAGCAGTAGATCGATCCCGGGGAATTGATGAGCCAATTTGGTCAGGCGATCACCCCATGGTTCAGCCCATCGCCCTGCATCCCAAAACCCGGTCCCGTGATGGTTACGGGTCAGAGCAAAGTCATGGGCTAGGTAGTCCCAGGCATCCATGCCCGGTTCTGTCATCCGCAGCAGCTGGTCTTCTGGCTCGAAATCATCCGGCAGCAGTGAACAGAACCGGTTCCAGTCCTTCTCACAGGTGGCGATCAACTCAGCTGAAGCATCGAATTGATCAGCGGGTTGATCGTCATCACCGACGGTTGATGACCAAAGCAGGGCGCCCAGATAGGAATTGACGGACATCGTTAGTGGTGGTGGTGTGTGCAGGGAATGGCTGAGCAATCGCCCAGCCGAGAACAACACCGACTGCCATCAGGGCAGCCGGATGAACAGGACGGGAAGTCATCAATCAACCTCCTGCAGCTTTGAGATACGGCACGAATCAGGGCACGGATACGCCGTCAGCTGTTTGAACGCTGCCTTAGCTGCCCTATACGCCGCACCTGCTGCATCCACTTGCTCAGGCCAGTCACTCTCCAGCCGTTCCCACCGGGTTGCGTTTCGTTCTGCAGCTGCTGAGAAATAAGCAGCGTTGCGTTCTCTGATCTGCTCAACATCAACAACCGGCAACGTCGTGTCACCTAGTGCCGTTGGAATTGTCAGACGAACAGCTGAGCCGCTTTCGTAGTTCCCACGGACATACTCCATGGTGTTCAGAATCACCAAGCCATAGTCCTGAATCAAGCAGCACTCCTGGCCGATCAGCTCTGCAATCGGTTTCAGAACACGCCGCGTCAGTTTCTTCCCCTCAACACGCTTCAGAACCGTCAGCATCCGCTCAGCTGTTTCCATCTGAGCCACTTCCCGTTCGTGCTCGTCCTGCAACAGCTGACGGGTGGTCTGCACATTCCGCAGGCGATACATCCCGCGCAGTTCGCCGTTAGGTCCTGTCGTCAGCAGAGCAAACTCCTTCTCAGCCAGTGCTGAGTCCTCGAACTGCTCAACAGTCGCCCAACGGCCGCGGCCCTTGTGTTGCTCAATCAGATAAGTCATTGGTCAGTTGGTGGTGTGTGTTGCCCTGCAGAACAGGGCAATGCCTGGCCAGGGGATTCGATCCCCCGGCGTCTCGCTTGTGGCCAGGCGGTGATTAACTCGCTGATGCTGCTACCTCAATTAGCTGTAGTTGATGGCTTGGGTATCTCCCGATCATTCGATCTAACTGTTTAATCGCTGCTTCCTTTGTCGCGTGCACTGTGTAAGTGCAATAAGACCCGTCAAGCCTCAGAGTCTTAATGGCCCAGTGGTTGATCCCGTTCAGGCTGTTTGGTGGGTAAAACAGACGCTCGCTTTTCATGGTTTCTCGTGGTGGTGGTGTGTGTAAAAAAAAAAGAGATCAGACAGCCCTAGATACCAATTGGTATCAGTTGTGATCACTGTCCCTTCGTTGAAGGGTTACCGCGGAGGGCTAAGACCTTGCCTCCCGTTGGTCAGCAACGCCCTAGCCGTCCGGGTTGATCAGTTATGGCGATACAGATAATCGAAGCAGTCCTGATTGTTCGTGATGTAGTCCTGCAGGTCGATCAGCTCCTCAAAAGCCTCGCCGTGCTGCTCCCCGCAGCCATCCATCAACAGATAAATGACATTGCCCTCCTCGTCCTTGCTCTTCTTCGCCCAGAACGATGAACAGTTGTCCAGCGCGTTGGCCAGCTGCTGAAACGTGTAAGCCATTGGTTTGATTCGGTGGTGGTGTGCGACAGGTGTTGGTCACCTGTGCAGACGTTCTATCAGGTCATTGTCATCGGTGTCAACAGGTGGAGGGCAGGCGGCGGAAGGTGTAGCTCACATTCAGCACACCTCACGTCCTCTCAGACCCCTCTCAGAGCCCCTGCAGCGCCCCTGTCGCTGTCCTCTCGGGTACTGACAGCCCCCAGCCACTACAGGCCTGTCCCTGCTGATTACAGGCCCACCCTTCTCAGATTGCTTCTCCCAGCCATTGGTTCTCCAGTGGTGGCCTGGGTTCTGCTTCTGCTGTCTGCCGATTGTCTACCCCCTCCCCCCTCTCCTCAAAAAAAGACCCCCCCACCCCCCTCCAAAAAGAAAGGAGTCAAGAACTCTGATCAAGACCCCGAAGGGGGTAAAGCCACTCGCGCAGTCAGGGGAAGCCATCACAACGTGCGACCCCAAAAACGGGTGCAGTGGTGGAGGGACCGTGGGTGCGGTTGGGATCAGAACTGGGAGGACTGAGCTAATAGAGATATATGAGTGTCAGAGTCGAAGGGCAGTGGTGGACTGCACCTGTGCATGTGTGTTTATGTAGGTTGGTTATAAACACACACCATGGATCACAGGCTGGCACTGGCTTCTGTTTCTAGGAGGCTTAAAGTTGAGCAGGAGGACCTGTTCATCAAGTTCCACATGGGCACGCAGCTGGACTTTGCTGACATCTGCGCTGGCAAGCCTGTGTGGGGCACGGATCAAAAGTTGCAGCCCAGGGATCTGGCATTGCTGCTGGTGTTGATGCAGGCAGTGCATCCGACGACAGGACGGATCAACATGTCGATGAGTGCCTTGGCCAAGCGCATGGGCAAACAGCTCAGCAATGTGTCGTTGTCAATCAGTCGGCTGAAGAAAGCCCGCCTGGTGGTGAACAGCCGATGCAAGGAGACAGGCGGCCTCTACATGCTGATCAACCCAAGCCTGGTTTCTGTCGGCAGCGAAATGAGTGGCAAGCGGCAAAAGCTATACCAGAATTTCTATGCAGTCCTTAGCGAAGAGCTGGAGGCAGTTGCAGCATGACCGAAATCGAACAGTTGGATGACGGTTGTGTGTTGGTGAAGGTCAGGATGTATGGCGTTGATGCCCAGGGTGTAGTGAGTAGTTGGCACCTTGTAGATCCGAAAGCGAATCAATTGAGGGAATCAATCGTTCGATCCTGTAAAGAGGCTTACGGGACTGACTTCACCGAACCGTTGGTTCCAGATTGAAACCGTCGCCGGGTGATGGGGATTACCTGCTGATGGATTCCAACATTGAGCACCAGTTCGAGATGGAACGCACCAGACGTGAAGTGATGGCGTGTTCTGATTTGGATTACATGCGTCAGATCACCTTGTCAGTTCTTGATCTGATGGAAGGTCAAAGGCAGTTCTTCATTGACCACCTACTTGGTCACAACCCTTATGGCTTGTAAGCTCTGACTGTCAGCCGGGGTGGTTCCTGGTTGGTCCCGCTCTGGTGTCTTGCATCAGTAGTGGTGTGTGGCTATAGCCCGGTCATCTCCCGTGATGGCTGGGCTGTAGTGCTGTTTGGAGTTAGCCTGCCAACATTGCACCACTGCACACCAACGGCATGAGTGTTTACCTGCCAAACGTTTACCGCACGGCATTCGGCGGCTTGGATTCCGTTGTTGATGACGCCGTTGCTAAAAAAGCAGCAGAGGCTTACGTCGCAAAAACAGGTAAGTCGGTTTATATCCCTGGCTTAGGAACCATCAGTGGTGGTGGTTCTGGTGATCCACCAAAAACAACCATCGGTACTGTCACCGGTTCTGGTGATGGCCTGGCTGACGATGCTCTGTCGCTCAATGTTGGCAATCAAGCCGACATCACTGCAGCATTCAGTGGTGATGCCACGGATGTGTCGTTCAAATGGACGATCAGATCTGGTGTTGCGGTGTCGATCGTTGGTGATTCCACTAACCGCACCGTGAAACTTGAAGGTGCTGAGGCTGGAATGGCCACCATCCGCTGCACGCTGACCAGTGCCAAGTCCTCGGACTCGCCAGCTGACCTGACAATCGGCGCTGTTGTTGAAGCATGAGCAAGCCAGGTCTGTACGACAACATCCGCAAACGCCGTGCTGCAGGAAAAAAGCCCCGTAAACCGGGGCAAAAGGGACGGCCCACGGACAAGGCTTTCCGGGATTCCGCCAAGACCGCCAAGAAATCAAGCCTGCGCATGTGATGCAGTGGGAACCACTTCCTGAGGTCCTCGAACCGTTACCCCACTTCGCGACATACATTCTCCGGGAGTTAAACCTGGCGGATACACCAACCAAGCAACAGCTTGGAATCTTGGAGTATCTAGAGAATGGTCCCGATAGACAGATCGTTACGGCTTACCGAGGATGCGGAAAGTCGTTTCTGACTTCTGTCTACGCCTTATGGCGTCTGAGACGTGACCCGTTCAGGGAAAAGGTTCTGTTGGTTGGGGCAACGGCCGATAAGGCCATTGAGATCTCGACGTTCATGCTGCGCTTGGTGCGCGATGTCGACATCCTCCAGTGTTTGCAGCCGTTGCCTGATGGCCGTGGATCCGTCAATGCATGGGACGTTGGACCCAGCGTGGTTGATCAAAGCCCGTCAGTCCGAGCAGTTGGCATCCTCTCCCCGTCTCTGACCGGGAAACGATGCACCGTGGCCATCGGCGATGACATCGAGACGTTGTCAAACTCGATCACTGTTCTGAAGCAGGAACGCTTGGCCGCGGCCATCACAGAACTAGAGGCCATCCGTAAACCAACGGTTAAAGGTGAATTGCCACGGCAAACCATCTTCCTCGGCACCCCACACCTGGAATCAAGCCTGTATTTACGGCTGAGAAGGGAACGGAATTACAAGGCCCGCATGTGGCCAGCGCGTTATCCAGATCCTGCTTCTGAAGATTGGGATGCCTATGAGGATTGTCTGGCGCCTGGTATCGCAGCTGAAGTCGAAGACGACGCCAGCTTGGTTGGTCTGCCAACTGATCCTGAGCGTTTTGGTCATGACGAGCTGTTGAAACGCGAGATGTCCATGACCAGGGCATCGGTTCAGCTGCAGTATCAGCTCAATTGCAGGCTCAGCACCCTTGAGAAGTACCCAATTCGATTGGGTGATCTCATCGTCATGGACCTCGATGGGAAGGCATTGCCTGAAATGGTCACCTGGGCGTCAGGACCTGACCAGCGGATTGAACAGTTGGTCTGTACTGGCCTTGGTGCTGATCGGCATTACCACCGGCCAATGGTGACGCAGGGCTGGATCTCAGCTGATGAGACCTGGCGTTGTGTCATGTCCATTGACCCGTCAGGCCGTGGTGCTGATGAGATGGCGTGGTCGGTGGTGGCTGAGCTGAACGGCAACCTGTTCTTGCTTGAGTCCGGTGGCACCACGCAGGGTTACAGCGAAGAGGTGCTCAAACTGCTGGCGATGCGTGCCAAACGCTGGAACGTGACGCAAGTTGTCGTTGAATCCAACTTCGGTGATGGCATCTTTAGTCATCTGCTGGCGCCTGTGATGAACCGGGTGCATCCATGCGGCATCGAGGAGATCCGCGTGAACATGCAGAAGGAACGCCGGATCTGTGATGTCCTCGGTCCGCTCATCCAGCAGCACCGCCTGGTGGTGTCAGCTGACGTGATCCGTAAGGACTATCAGGAAGCTGAACGCAACGTCGATGGCGGTCATGAGCGCTCATTGATGTTCCAGCTCTCCAGGATCACCACTGAACGTGGTGCCTTGAGTAAGGACGACCGCATCGATGCCTTGGCCTTGGCTGTGCAGTTCTGGGGTGAAGCCGCTGCTCAGGACCAGCAACGCAAGGCCAGTGAACGTGAGTTCGAGATGTGGCAAGCGCAGATGGACATGGCTGGTGATGAAAGCGGGGCCAGCATCGATGCACTGGCCCTTGGATTGCCAAGTAAGTCAATCCGTAGAAGCTATGGCGGTGTCAGGCCTGGCGTTTCTGCTCGTTCTCTCTAATCGGAACGACCTTTCCGGCAAGGGCCGAAAAGTCCAGTTTTTTGGCCATCTTGGCTTTCAGCTCTGTGGCCTCGTCTTTATCGAGGGCTGCGGTGATGCTGTTCTGTTTGAGCAGCTGAAGAGCCGTGCGGATGTCGTCGTTGGACTGCTCTCCGGTGTCAATGCGTAAGCGAACAGCACGGACAACAGATGCGTGAAGTTCCTGAAGCTCTTCATTGAGGTCAGCCACTCGTCACTTGTGCATATGTCTCACTTCAGTATGCAAGCAATCGCAAATTGTTTCACTTTGTTATGTTGAGGCTGTAGTACACGGGAGCCTGTTATGGGCAACGTGGACACCACAATTCAAATCAGGCGTATTCGGCGCGAACTGATCGATGACGGGGCTGACCCGTTTTGGATCGCAGCTGAGGCCCTACAGACCGTCGATCGCCTTCAGCGGTTGCTTGCTGAATACAAGCGAGGACGGTGGAAATGACAGCCATTGCTTAACCAGGCAAAAACCAGAAGCGTCTGCATTTTTGTCTGCTGCTAAATGCAGATTCGGCAGACACCTGCTGGCTAAGTCCCAGTGGTGCAGAGGTCTTTTGGGTTGCCAATGCTGTGGCCGGCCATTGGTTTAACTATGCATAGGTGCAGACCAGGCACTGAAACTGGGTTTTGCGCTGTTCTGGACACTGGTTCCAAAAGGTCTGCACAGGTGGTTTGCTTTGTCTGCCGGAAGCAGACAGTTTTCAGTGGCCGCAGACGAAATGCAGACAGGGCAAACACCCGAACAGGACCAGCACCGCAGACGACAGCGAGAGGTTAAGCGGGCTGAGGAACGTGCGAAAAACAACCAGACAAGGCTGAAGGCATCCGGCCGCGAAAGCAAGACCTCTTACGGCCATGCCCTCTTCCAGAACTACGGCGAGTTGTTCAGCCAGGGCATCAATGTCTTCCTGACCAAGAAGCTTGTTGACCCGTACAGCGCTGGCAGACATCACCAGGCTTGGGAGTTTCTTCTGCACTTCTGCAATAGAGGCCCGCGCTCAATTGCGGTGATTGCATTGACCTGCGTGATCGATCGGATCAGCACCATCAATGAGAAAAGCAAGCTGGCGATTGTTATCGGCCGTGCGCTGCAGGATGAACTGAACGGCACCGTCGTCCATGACCAGCGCGGCATGGTGCTGCTCTCGGTGGTCAAGAAGAAGTTCGGCCGCAAAACGGTGTCGGCCAAGGTGATGAACAAGCTCAAGGTGTCGCCTAAGGAGTGGACGACGCCGGAGAAGCGTGAGCTTGGCTGTCTGGTGTTGGACCTGCTCATGGCCAGTACCAACCTCGTGGAGGAGGTGCAGCAGGGCCGCAAGCTGCTGATTAAGCCCACCCCTGACGTAGAGGAGCTGATTCGCAGCAAGCCGCCGCGGGCCATGTCTGTCCGTCGGCTGCCGTCGCTGCTGCCCTTGGAGCCCTGGTCAGACATCCGCCGTGATGGGAAGCCGTTGGTCTCCAGCCGCCGGCCGATGGACCTCAGCCACATCACGGTCGGTTCTGTGGTGGCACAGATGGAGATCGTGAATGGGCTGGAAGAGCAGCAGATGCGTGTTGACCCGTGGATGGCGGAGGTGCAACGCGAGGCATGGGACTGCAACCTGCCGCTGTTCTCGGTGTCCCGTGAGCCCGAGCGTCATGAGTTTGGCGGCGAGGTGGTGCGCAAGCGGGCTCGCATTGAGGAGGCAATGCTGCAGGCCGAGGAGATCGCTGGCCGTCCGATCTGGCTTGAACATGACCTCGACTTCCGCGGACGGGTCTACTGCTCATCGCGGCTGGTGGGCCACCAGGGGCCTGACCACATGAAGGCGTTGGTGGAGTTCGGCCTGGGAGCCGTGGCGGGTGAGGACGGCTTTCAGGAGATGCTCAAGGCCGCGGCCGGTCACTACGGCCTGGGCAAGAAGACCTGGAAGGAAAGGCTGGACTGGGGCAAGCAGAACCTGCACATGATCAGTGCGGTGGCTCAGAGCCCTCTGGATCGGATGGATCTATGGAAGGACGCCTCCGACCCGTGGCAGTTCGTGCAGGCCGCCAAGGCTATTAACGACTGGCTGGTGGACCCAGGCAGGAAACTGCACTTGCCGGTCAGGTTTGACCAAACGTGCAGCGGGATGGGGATCATCGCCTGCCTGACGAGAGACAGGGAGTTGGCCCGTCTTACCAATTGCATCGGCGACAGTCGAGAGGATCTCTACGCCCAGGTCGCTAAAGACCTGAACGATGGGTTGCAGCGTGACCTGCAGGGCTTCGACTTCCGCAGTGCGCGGATGGCAGAGATCTGGCTGAAGCATGGAATCACCCGTGAGGTGACGAAGGGGCCAACGCTGACGCGGATCTATGGCGCGAGGCACTTCGGAATTGTCGAGCAGTTGGTCGACTTCCTGATGCAGCGGAACCCGCGGGTCGAGCTGGAGGACTGGGACCGTGAGTACACCTGGCCGGCGCAATACCTGGCCACCAAGTTGAACGTGGTGATCGCCCACCGACTCAAGAGCTGTGTGGCGATGGAGGCATGGCTGAGAAGCGTCAGCAAGGCCTGTATGAAGCGGCAGCAGCGAATCCGGTTCACTTCACCGATGGGCTTCCCCATTGCCCTTGGAGTCGAACAGGAAGCCCGTCAGAAGGTCTCCACGGTGATCAACGGGACTAAGCGCTGGGAGACCCTGGACTCAGGGGTGGTGCCGGGGGAACTGAGCGCTAGGGCGACCAACCGTGGCATCACCGCCAACGTGATTCACGCCTTCGACGCCAGCATGTGTCATGCAGTAGTGCAAAGAATGCAGCGGGTGCAGAAGCAGGTCCTGACGAACCATGATTGCTTTGCAACGCTGCCGACAGATGCCCTGCAGTTGCACAACACTCTGCTGGATGAACTGCGTGAGCACTACAAGCCGGACTGGCTGACGGATTTGCGTGAAGAGGTCTGCTACTACGCCGATGTGGACTTGCCGCTGCCACCTTTTGTGAACGATTTGTGCGAGGGAGAAATAGGCCAAAACCCTTACTGCTTCTCGTAGTCTCAATATCGTCTTACTAGATTCATTGACGCGACGGACCTAGGCCCTCATACTCAATCTGCACATCACCACTGCAGAGCTTTTATGGCTGGCTACAGGTCCGAAATCATTTACACCCCGCCGATGATGGCCAACTGGGCCAAGGTGCTCGGCAAGGCCCAGGCACGCAGCGAAGGCGACGAGCCGATGTGGTCAATTGACCTGCTCGGCGACCCCAACGACGACGCCATCACCAAGCTGCGCGATCAGATCCGTGCCTGCATGGTCGAGGCCCATGGCGCCAAGCCCAAGGTCAGCGCCAACGGGATGCCCCTCAAGCGCCATGAAGAGAAGAACGACATGGGCGAGAAGGAGCCCACTGGGATGCTGGTGCTCAAGGCAAAGCGCAAGCTGCTCAACAAGGCCCAGGGCCTGGAGAATGCCGGCCCCTTGGTAGTCGATTCGCAGCTGGCCAAGTGGCCTGAGAGCGAACTGATCGGCAACGGCTCCACTGTCATCGCCAAGATCCATTTCTGGGGCTGGAGCCGCGCTGGTGAAGGCGTTGGCCTGTCCGCTGAACTGCACGGCCTGCAGATCGTCAAACACGTCCCCTATACCCGCGAAGAACCTTCTGATGGTGGTTTTGCTGCTGTCCCTGGCGGTGCTGTGGCGCCGGTCACTGACCCGGAAGCTGCGGCGTTTGGTGAGCAACTTACGGCTGCAGCTCAGGCAGCAGAAGAGGACATCCCTTTCTGATGCCTCGCATGGTGGCGCGGCGCATAACGCTGCATGTCCCGTTAATGAGTAAGGCCCGACCCAGATCCTTTTCTGGGCAAAAGGTCCCTTACATGCCTGCCGCTTACAAGAAGTGGAAGGCAGACGTTCGCGCACAACTTGCTGAGTGGTGGGTTGATCCGCCACTGGAAACCGTCAACGTTCTCAGCCTCAGGTTTTCTGGCCCCGCTAGGGCGGATCTGGACAATCTGATGGGCGCCATCCTCGACTGCGGCAACCAGCTGGTGTGGCGAGACGACCGGGTTTCAGTGATCAGCAGGCTTGTTGGCGAGCACAAGAAAGCCAAGCAAAAGGATTCAACGATTGAAATCCGTCTCTGGTATTTGCCATGAAATGTCCCCATTGCGGGCACGAAAAGAGTCGTGTCCTTGAAACGAGAGGAGACCGACGGGTACGCCAATGCGGCGAGTGCCTGAAGGACTTCTCAACCATCGAAACCATTGCTGCCTTCGCTGGTCGCCATCGCGGCTGGATCTGCGAAGAACCCCAGGACACGGTGATTGAGCTTCAGCAGAAGCTTCGACCATCCAAGTTCGAGAAGTTCCACCCGGCTCAGATTGAGGACGAGTTCAACGGCGCTGACGCCGAGCTGGCTGCCCTGCTCACTGAGTGGTGGAACGAAGCTCGCTGGTCAAAGCACAAAAGCAAGGCGACCTGGACCCGCAATGCGTGGCTTCAGAACGTCACTCGCGTGTTGGCGATGAACCCATTGAAGGCGATGGCTTTGGCCAAGCTTGGCGCGGAGATGGGTTGGCAGAGCCTGCAAGAGGGCTACGTCAACGATGTGTCCCCGGTGCCTGACGGCGTGTTGATGCCTAAGGACTCAGCCATGCAGCGAGCGATCGAGACATGGAACAGCTAACGCCGACAACATTCCTGGCAGGCGTTGAGTTGATTCAGCAGCAGCTTCGCGTCAAGCGCGAGGACCGCTGGTCAGACGTGGTCTGCAAGCTGAAGTTTCACAGCTTCCAGTCGGAGTTCCCTGAAGTCAATGACGCTCAGTTCTTCTGGGCGTGTGAGCAGTGGGTGCAGGCCCACAGCCACAAGGACTTCTCCCGTTTCCCGGTTTGGGCTGAGCTAATGACCTCGCTGTATGCGACGGAAAACGGCAAGGCCAACCGCAGCTGGGGGTTTAAGCGCGAGCTTCCGCCGTTTGTTGCCCCGACTGATGAGCAGAAGACGTTGCTGCCAGGCAAGCCCCGATCAATCGCTGGTGCCGCTGACCCGACCAACACTGACGCCTACGTCCCTTTTGAAGCTGAAGCTCACCCGTTGCTGCCTCCTGTCGTCGATAACGACGAAGGCATTAGTCGGGAGGAATGGGCTCAGTATCTCCGCCACCTTGCTGAGGAGGTGAATGGAACGACTGATTGACCAGTCGCAACTCCAAGTAATCCTCGAACGTGGCCTGGTGACTGGCAAGTGGTCAATCGCTGAGTTCAACAGGCGTGACTACTGGTCTGAGATCCCGGCTGCTTTGGATCGCCCCAAGGTCTTGCCCAGCTCTGGGTTTCTAAAGGACCACCCCCAATTTCTCGACATGAATTTCCGTGACCTACCCGCCTACAAGAGAGCAAATCATCGCTCAGCTTTCTGAGTTCAAGGAGAACCGCCCTGCTGAGCTTCAGTACGGCACCCTGCTGGCCTACGCCCATTACGCCAGCGAGGAATACGACAGAGCATTCCACAGCGACAGTGCTCACGATCAGGCCTGGTGGGACGGCGCTCTGGCCATGGCCCGTTGGATCATTGAATCGGAGGGCAACTGATGGGTGCCCGCAAGCTTTACCCAGCTCCTGAGTGTCCCAAGTGCGGGAAGACGGTGAGCAGGGTCAAGAACACCTACTACACAAAAGATGGTCGCATCGCTCGTACTCGGGAGTGTGGGTTCTGTCAGTGGAGTTGGTGGTCAGTCCAGTACCCCGAGCACAACCTCGACCCAGCGAAGTTTCGGCTGTCGATCCCGAAGTTCTCTGTCGGACCCAACAGGGCGAAGGTGATCGAAATCTTGCCTTGTGAACCATGAGTTATCTCCTTTATGACCTTGAGTTCTATGCCTATCGCTTCGCTGCCGGGAACACTGAAGATTTTGACTTCGGTGGTGGTGATTGGATCCATCGTCTCAATCACCAGAACGCGATGGTGGACTTCGCTGAGCACGTCGAAGGACTGCTCAGCAAGTTCCATGGACACGATCTATTCCTTGTCCGGGGTGACACCCGAAACTTCAGACATGACATCTGGCCGGACTACAAGGCAAACCGCAAGGACCGCCGCAGGCCTCCGGGCTATGGCGCGTTCCTTAAGGGTCTGAGTGAATACGCCAGAAGCAGGGGTTGGCTCACTGGTGGATTCAAGGGCGTTGAGGGCGATGACGTTCTGGGATTGCTTAATGAGCCCGGTGCGATCATCTGCAGCGGTGACAAGGACATGCTCACCCTGCCGGGGCAGCACTACCGGAACGATGAGCTGATTGTCGTTAAGGAGTGGGACGCCAACGTCGCGTTTTACAAGCAGACGCTTGTTGGCGACACCAGCGACAACTATCCCGGCTGCCCGAAGATTGGTGACAAGAACCCGCTATTTCGCAGCAAGGAATGGCTAACTGCCACCACCGAAAAAGAGCTGTGGGCGCAAGTCCTGCATCAATACGAGAAGGCAGGATTTGATGAGCTGTATGCAATCACGCAGGCACGATGTGCCCGAATCTTGCGCCGCGGTGAGTTTGACCTGGATTCAGGTACTCCTCACCTGTGGGAACCACCGGTAATCTAAAGGTGGTTCTTCCTGTTCATGGAATACTTTCCGCCGATTGATGAACGTCTGATCGCGGCGTTAGGGGCCAAGTTCCCTGACCAAGCGCCGGACATTCAGATGTCTGAGAAAGAAGTCTGGTTCAACGCAGGTCGCGCTGACGTTGTCCGTTGGCTTGCTTTGAAACTCGAAGAGCAAAACCAGCAAAACCTGGAGGGGCTCTGATGTGTATGGGCGGCGGGGGTGGAGGCGGCACCACCATCACGATGCCAGACACTGGCAAGTACGACCGGATGTACGACCGTCAGATGCAGATGATGCAGATGGCGCAGTCGTCTGAGCTGACTGACCTGCAAGCAAGTCTGACTTCAGCGCAATCTGCGCAAGAAGACTTGCTTGAGAAGCTTGTTGACGTTCGCACTGAGCGGGCAGAAAACGTTGCTTCTGTTGAGGCTGAAGCTCGACGAATGTCGAACATCATCGGTGCGCCGCCGCCGGAAGCGTCTGCTGCTGCCCCTGTTACTGGGGCTGCACGGACTCAGAACAAGAGAGCGAATGAACGACCAGCCGGCAAGCGGGGCTTGCGGATTGGCCGTCAGGTCGCGTCAACCGCTGGCAGTGGTGCTGGCCTCAACATCATCTAAGGAGCAAACCCATGTGTTTCGGCGGCGGCTCGGCCCCTAAGGCCCCAGAAATCAAATACCAAGGCCCTTCCAAGGACGACATCAGGCGGCAAGAGCGGGAGCTTGAAGATTTCCAGCGACAAATTGCAGAGCAGCAGTCTTCTACTGCGGCGACGATTCAGGCGCAGATTGATAAGGCCAACCAGGACACAGCAGACCTCCAGACCAAATTCGACGAAGAGTTGTCGGCATTGGAGGAACAGACAGCTGGGATTGAAGAAGGCGCCACTGCCGCCGAGCAGGCTGCTCAAGCTGCTGAAGCTGCTGCTGCTGCGGCTGGCGGAACGTACACGCCGGTTGGCGCGTATGGAGTGACAGCTACCGAGAGCGAGGCGCCTGCCGCGCAAACGACTACCACGATCAAGCCTAAGAAGAAGCCCAAGAGCACTTTGAAGATTTCGCCTTCCGCTACTGCTCAGGCGGGCAGCGGTCTCAACATCGGGGTCTGATCATGTGCAGCGGAAACAGCAAGCGGAAAGAGGCCAACCGCAAGGCGCGGAAGGAGCAGAAGAAAGCAAATCAGGAGGCCAAGGCGCGGCAGAGAGAGCTGGATCGGATTGCGCAGCAGCGCAGGATTGAGGCCCGCCAGCAAGACCGGCGGAGGGCAGATCTGGAGGCCCAGCAGGCGGCAGCACTCGCGGCAAGCCAGCAACAGGCGGCAACACTCCGTGACCAACAGGCGGCCAGGTTGGCGGAGATGTCAACGCGGCAGGACGCTGCGCGGGCTCGAACGGCAGAGCAGCAAGAGGTTGCGCGAGTCGCGACTGAGCGGGCAGAGCGGCGTCGTGGTGAGGCCTTGGCGGCTGGCGAGTCAGTGGCTTCGTCGCTTGAGGTGCTTTCAAAGCAGGGCGGCAAGCAAGGCAAGACCGCGACCCAATCAAAACGTCGAACCACCTCTAAAGGCAGCCGCCAGACCACAGCGTCATTGAGCATCGGCCAGACGGGCACTGGTGGCGGGTCTGGTTCCAACCTCAGCATCTAGCCATGAAGTCAGCCCAAAGCATCTACGACGGCTTGCAGAGCGAGCGGAACTACTGGCTGGATCGGGCACGCCGTTCGGCGTCCCTGACCATCCCGTATTTGATCCCCAGGTCAAACACTCCATCGCAAGAGAACTACGACAGCTATGTGCTGCCGTGGAACGGGATCGGTCAGCGCGGGTGCAACAACCTCAGCGCAAAGCTGTTGATGGCGATCTTGCCTCCAACGGAAGCCTTCTTCCGTTTCACCCTCGACCCAGTCGAGATGGAGAAGCAGGAAGCGCAGATGCTGGATCAGGGCATGTCTCCTGATGAGGTTGCATCCATCCAGTCGGAGATGGAGCTGGCGCTGAACAAGCTTGAGCTGTCAATTCTGCGCAGCATCGAGACCAGCAACGACCGCGTGGTGGTGCATGAGGCGCTGCTGCATTTGATCGTTTCAGGCAACTGCTTGGTTTATGTCGGCGACGACGGTCTGGTTTGCTACCCGCTCAATCGTTATGTGCTGCTGCGCGATCCAGTGGGTGAACCGCTGACGGCTGTTGTTTGCGAAACGATGGCGATTGAGCAGTTGCCGGCAAGTATTCGCGGTGAGCTGCAGAAAGATGACGAGGAGTTCTATGGGATGGACGAATCGTCTGACCCGATGAACACCGGCCAGCCGGAGAGGACGGTCGACCTTTACACCTGCGTTCAGTGGAAAGGTGAAAGCGTCAGCTGGTGGCAGGAGATCAACAAGAAGGAGATTGAGGGGACCAGGGGCAACTCGAAAAAGTCAACGTCACCGTGGCTGCCGCTACGGATGACCTCGTTCCAGGCCAGCAGCTATGGCCCTGGCTACATCGAGTCAGCTTGCATCGCTGACCTGCAAACTGCAGAGGCATTGTCTCAAGCAGTGTCTGAGTGTGCATTAGTTAGTGCCCAGGTAAAACATCTGGTTAAGCCGTCTGGCGTGACCAATGCGAAGACACTTGCTGATGCTGCGAACGGCGCTTATCTGCCGGGCAACCCAGAGGACGTATTTACTGTCAGAACTGACAAGGGGAGTGACATCAATGTTGCTTTCACCGCGCTTCAGAGAATTGAACAGCGGTTGGCGGCATCATTCATGTTGGCCGAGATGCGAGACGCAGAGCGGGTTACAGCGGAAGAAGTCCGCATCCAAACCCTGCAAACGGAAAATGCTCTCGGGAATGTCTACGCAATTCTGACCAGTGAATTCCAAGCCCCGTATATCAGAAGACGCCTCGAACTTTATATGCGGCAGGGAGGAATGCAGCGCTTGCCGGAAGGACTTGTCCAGCCAATGGTCAGCGTGGGCTTGTCTGGTGTGGGCCGCGGCAATGACCTCGAAAAGACTGCACGGTTTATTCAAATTCTCCAGCAAGCGCTTGGCCCTGAGGGTATGGCGACCTACATCAACAACACGGAGTTGATCAAGAGATTGAGTAGCAGCATGGGTATTTCGCCTCTGGGTCTGGTTAAATCAGAGCAGCAAATTGCTGCTGAAATGCAACAAGCTCAACAAGCACAAATGGCTCAAGAGCTTGCTGCAAATCCCCAGGGCGTTGCGTCTGCTGCCGCAACTGTCCAGGAAATGAACACACCCACTGAGGAAACCAATGGCTGACATCACACCGGCACAAACCGTGCCCGTCGGGTACGACCCGCAGTTCGAGGGAGCTGAGGGATTAGTCGGACCCGGCCAGGAAGAGCTGGCTGCTGAGTTCATGGGACAGCCTGAGCCGCAGGCTGAGCCACAGCAGGATTCGGACTTGATTGGCGGGAAGTTCAAGACCAATGAGGACTTGCTTCGTGCTTATCAAGAGCTGGAGAGAAAGCAGAGTCAGTCGTCCACTGACTCCGCTGAAGCGTCCGCTTCAGATGGTTACACCTCTGAGCAGGCTGTCGAGGTCTATGGCGATGACATCGTCAATGCAGTGAATGAGGCTGGCCTGGATATGGCTGAGCTGATGTGGAAAGCCGACAACGGCAGTGACATCAGTGAGCACTACGACGCCTTGGCTGAAGCTGTTGGTGTCCCCCGCCAAGTGGTCGAGAACTATGTCTCCAAAGCGCAAGCCGGTGATGCTGTTGTCTCTGAGATGACTGCTGCTGATGAGGCGCAGATCATGTCTGAAGTTGGCGGGCAGGAAGCGTTTCAACAGCTGTCTGGCTGGGCAAAGGCAAACCTGGATCCTGCTGAGTTGGCTGATTACAACGCTGTTGTCGACAGCGGAAACAAGAGCGCAATCCGTTGGGCACTGAAAGCAATGCAAGCCAAATCTCAAGGGCCAACATCTTCTGAGCCCAAGCTGATTCGCGGTCAAGCGCCTGCTGCAGAACCCCGCAAGTTCAGCAGCAAGTCTGAGGTGATGGAAGCGATGAACAAGCGTGATTCACGCGGTCGGAAGCTTTACGAGGTCGACACTGCTTATCAGCAGAAGTTCGCAGAACTTCTCAGTAACAGTGATGTGTTCTAACTTTGGGGGCAGGGAAGTCTGCACCACTGCAACTGATCGGCCCCCGCGGGGATAACCGAGAAGATTGAGAGGCTGCGCACCCTACGCAAACCTCAATTTTCTTTCGTCATGGCTGACGCTGATCTCAAACGAGTAGGTCAAATTAAGGGCACCGGTGGTTCATGGACTGCCGGTGCTACTGCTCAGGACGGCTACCGCGCTTTGTTCCTGAAGCTGGGCTCCGCGGAGGTGCTTTCTGCCTTCGAGGAGTATTGCGTTTTCAAGGGCAAGACCAAGGAGCGCAACATCCGGGGCGGCAAGTCAATGGCCTTCCCGATCACCGGTAAGCAGGAGGCTGCGTATCACCAGCCCGGGACCGAACTGACAGGTGGCACAAACGACCCGTCAGATCTGAACGAGCGGGTGCTCACCCTCGATTCCTTGATGGTGGCTGACGCAGCGATTGCCGAGGTCGACGAGCTGATGGCCTACTGGCCAGCCAGGCAGGAGATAACGCGCGAATTGGGAAGGGCTCTTGCCTATGAGTACGACAAGCGTGTCGCTCGCATCATCTACGCCGCTGCTGCCAACAGCACCGAGCCTCTGGCTAAGGCCATCAACACCGGCCGTACTGGCGCTCAGGTCACTCTGGGCACCGACTACACCGCTGCTGACGCCACCCGCCAGGCCAAGGGTGATGCCCTGGTGAACAGCATCTTCGACGCTCGCATTGCGATGGAGAAGAAGGATGTCCCCACGGACAACCTCTATGCAGTCTTCGGACCTGAGGACTACTACGCCATCACCATGTCGTCGCGTGCCATCAACACCGACTTCAACGGTGGCAATGGTTCCAACGGCACCATCGCCGATGGCCGCACCATGCAGGTCGCTGGTATCCCCATCTTCTCCAGCAACCACGTCACCCAGGACGCCTACAGCCTGGTTGCTGGTGACTGCAACGGTGAGTACGCCCAGGATCTCAGCAACAACAAGGGCCTTGTGTTCCACAAGGACTGCGCAGGCGTTCTGACCCTGCTGTCCCCTGCACTGCAGGTGACCAGCGGCGACTGGAATGTTTCTCACCAGTCCACCCTGATGGTTGCTCGTCAGAGCATCGGCATGGGTGTGCTGCGTGCTGAGTGTGCTGTTTCTATCGGCACCGCCTGATTGCTACTTTCAAGAAGCATGAGCGAGGGGGCTGGGTCTTCGGACCTGGCCCCTTTTTTTGTGAGCTTTACCATTAGGACATCACCTGTGCAGATGACAGATGGCGAACACCCAGCAGGCGGCGACTCCGGGGCGGACGACGCTGCTGGACGCCGTCAATGTCTTGCTCACCAATATCGGCGAGATGCCGGTGGATTCGCTGGAGAACCAGCAGATTCAAGATGCGCGAGTCGCAGAGCGAACGCTGCTCGAATTTGCCAAGGAAGGGCAGAGCCGTGGTTGGTCATGGAACACAGAGCAGGCTTATCCGTTTGACGTTGACTCTGGAACTGGTGAAGTAAAGGTCCCCACTTCAGTGGTGAAGTGGAATGTCGACCCTTACCAACTTGACGGGCGTTTCATCCTGAGGGGCACAAGGGTTTACGACAAGAAGAACAGAACGTTTCAGATCGACCCAGTCAATGCGCCCATTCAGGCAGATGTGATTTGGCTGCTGTCGTGGGACGAAAGCCCTGAGGCATTTAACAGGTGGACAACAATCCGTTCGGCGCGAGTGTTTTCCTCGCGAATGCTCGGCGCTGACTCGCTGGTTAATTACACCGCAATTGATGAGCAAGCCGCGCTGGCTGAATTGATGAGGGTTGAGTACGGACAGTCACAGCCAAATTCGCTGACGGGCGGGCCGTTCTCTGTCCCGATGCCTACCTACAGCGCAGAGTCCGGTCTGCGCCGCGGAATGTTCGGAGGTGCCCGAATTGGCTGATCTTGTTTCTTATGCAATCCCCAACCTGATCCAGGGGATAAGCCAGCAACCTGATGCGCAGCGTGACCCATCGCAGGGCGCAATTCAGATCAATGGCGTGTCTTCCATCGCTGAGGGTTTGCGGAAGCGTGACTTCACGCGAACCATTGCCAAAGTCAGCTCCACCCCTTTTGGGGATGCTTTCATCCATTCGATCCTGCGGGATCAGAGTGAAGAGTATCTCTCTGTAATCACGAAGACTGGAATCAAGGTTTTCGGGCTGGATGGGACTGAGTACACAGTCAATACCAGCGCCTCCAGCTACAGCTACTTGAGCAGCGTCACTGACGCTCGTTCGCAGATTCGTGCGGTCACGGTTGCTGACTACACCTTCATCTGCAACCTGAACACACCCACGGCGATGAGTTCGGACTTGGCACCAGCCAATTCTCGTCCTGCTGCGCATGAGTGTTTGATCTGGGTGCGGGCCGCTAACTACGGCCAGAAATACATCGTGAATGTCAACGGGAACAACGTTGAGGTCACGACACCAGTCGCGCCAGTCATTAGCGACGGCACCACGATTACGGAGAACCGGATCAGTTCAGAGGAGATTGCTGAGGCGATCATCGTTGGCCTTGGTGGCACAGGCCTGACGATGAATGCCGTTGGCTCTGTCATCTGGCTCAGAGGCAATAGCCCTATCTCGGTTGAGGTTTCAGACGCAAGATCTAACGCTGACATCACTGCAATCCTGGGCTCAGTCCAGGCATTTACTGAGCTGCCAACGATTGCCCCAGTTGGCTATCAAGTCGAGATCACTGGAGACCCTGGCAATAACTTCGACAATTACTACGTCGAGTTTGAGCCGCGTGGTGCTGATGTCAAAAACCCAAACGGCGAGTTCAATGAAGGCGCTTGGTTAGAGACGGTTAGCCCTGGAGTTGAGTACAAGGTCAACCCCGCCACCATGCCGCACCTGTTGGTGCGCACTAGCGGCAGCGAGTTCTATTTCGGCCCTGCAGATGGTGCGGCCGTTTCTGGAGTGCCTGGTGGGCTGCCGTCATGGGGGCAGAGGACATGCGGCGATTACGAGACCGCACCTGACCCCAGCTTTATTGGCTACCCGATCAACGACGTTTTCATCTACAAAAATCGACTTGGCCTTTTAGCGGATGAAAACATCATCCTCAGCCAGACCAGGAAGTTCTTCGACTTCTTCCCTGAGACGACAACGACAATCCTTGACACGGACCCGATTGATCTTGTCGCCAGCAACAACAAGGTCTCGGTCCTGCGTTTTGCAGTTCCATATCAAGACGAGCTGATCCTTTTCTCGGCTCAGTACCAATTCAGGTTCAACGCTGCGGAGACGGTGTTGACGCCAAAGACAGCGCAGCTGACTGTGCTGACGCAGTTTGAGGTCGACACCAACGTCAGGCCCCAGCAGGCCGGCGGTGGAATCATCTTCGCTCAGCAGAACGGTGAGTGGACTCAGATGCGTGAGTTCAGTGTCCGTGGCGCAGGAACTGCTTTAACTGCTGATGCCGCTGATCTGACCGGGTACGTCTCCAGCTACATCCCGTCTCAGATTTTCAAGATGACTGTGAACGACACCGGTAACGCGGTGTTCGCGATCAGCGGGCGTCACACGGCAGGTCCCGGCGGGATCAACTACCAAAACCGGATCTACACCTACAAGTATTTCTATCGGAACCAAGGCGGCGGGGTTGAGCGTGCTCAGTCCAGCTGGAGTCATTTCGAGATGACAGGGGCCGATGCAATCCTCCAGGTGCTTTGTGTCCAGGAAGAGCTGTACCTGTTGACGCAGTACGGCGACGACGTGTTCCTCGAACGCATGTCAGTGAAGGACAGGCAGGAGGAAACGGACGGATTCGCCCCTTATGCCTTGCTGCTTGATCGTCGCGTCACCAGCACAACGGCGACACCAGCGGCCTTGCGGATTGGGGCGCCCACCTACGACGAATACACCAAGCAGTCGACCTTCACCGTCCCCTACGAGATGAAGGCGACAACGCAGATCTGGTCAATGTGGGACATGGCCAGCCCCGCAAGCACCGGCCCTGTGTTGGTTGGCGAGGCCAGCAGTGGCACCACGATCGTTGCCCGTGGTGACTGGCGAAACGTTGATGTGATGTGCGGTGAGCCGTATGAGTTCCGGTATCGGTTCACCAAGTTCAAGATGACCCGCGAGATCGGCGGGGGTAAAGCCGCGGCCAACGCAGTGCGAACGCAGATCCGTACAGCAAAGCTTCGTTATCACGAAGCTGGCTATTTCGAGGTCCACGTCCTTCCTGAGTTCAGGGAAGGTGGCGTCTACACCTACGACGGCACAATCTCTGCCGTGCGGAATGCTGCGATCGGCAAGCCGCCAATGAGTGAGTTCAACGCTGACAGCGTTCGCTTTTTCGAGGGGGTGTTTAGCGTCCCGATTTACGGGCAAGGCGAGCAGATACTTGTTGAGATAAGGAGCAGCAAGCCCATCCCTTGCAAGTTCTCGACTTGCGAATGGATTGCACTTGTGACGACAAGAGCGAGGTCAATGCAATGAAGTGGGGCAGGCCGACAGAAGAAAAGGTGATTTCGATCGCTCGGAATCTCCGAGAGGCTGATCGAATCGAGGTTTGGCTTAGCCACCAGACCGATCCGCTGGAGGCGGTGGTGGGCAGTTGGGAGTCCAGCGACATCTGCCGGTGCATTGAGACGGACGCTGGCGAGCCTGTGGGCCTCACCGGGTTGAACGGGGACCGGATTTGGATGCTGGGAACCGATGAATTGACCGCGACAAGGCGCCGACGTTTGCAATTGTGCAATGAAGGGCGAGGATGGGTTCAGCACTGTCTGGATGTTGCTGGGATGCCCATCGGCAATGACGTTTATTCCAAGAACACAGAGAGCATCCGGTGGCTAAAACATCTGGGTTTCACTGTTGCCGACCCCAGGCCAATGGGTCATTCAGCCGCTTTGTTCTGTGAGTTCTGGAGGGCTGCCTGATGGAACCGTTCACCATGGCTCTCATCGCTGGGGGCATTAACGCGACTACTGGTGCTCTCGGTGCATTTGGCAAGAACGCTGCTGCCCGGCAGAAGTACGCCGATGACCTTGCGTTTCAGCAAGCGAACAACCGTTTCTCGTCATGGCAGGCAGGCTTAAACGCTCGCGTGGCGGATGCCAACGCTCAGTACAAGTATTGGGAGAGCACTTTTAATTACAACCAGGGGAAGGCTTTCGCGAATTCGCAACGCAACGTCGAGTTCCTGAAAGAAGCCGAGCAGGCCCGCGTGGTGTTTGAGACGCGAGCCAACGCTGGCGCCGCGTATGTAAGCGACTCCTCTGCCATCTCTGATGGCTACATGGAGGCGGAGATGGCCGCGGCAGTTGCGCAGCAGCAATACACCTGGCGGGCGATGCAGGCCCGGTCTTCGGTGCAAGCGCTGAACGTCGAAGGCAACAGCGTTGACCGGATGGTGAATAACTACGCCATGCAGCTGGGCGATCAGATGACGCTGGAGTCGATCAACAAAGGGATTCGAGACCGGCAGTACACACGGGCGCAGGCAGGTGCGGTGACGCAGTACCTGAGCCGATACAACAGCCAGGACTTCTACAACCCCACGGAAGTTCTGGATCCGATCAAGCCGTTCCCGCCGTTGCCGACGATGATCTCGCCGCCACCGCCGAGCAGGGTAGGCGCACCGCCAAGCCAAGCAGCGTTCTTGACCAACCTTGGCACTGCTGCCCTGGGTGGTATCGCGACAGGGTTCTCTACTTACGGCTCGATGAATGCGCTCAAGACGCCATCGGCTGGTTCTGGTCCTGGCACGCCAGGGTCCGGCATTGGTGGTGCTGGTGGCGCAGCACTCCTGACTCAAATCCAGTCCTACCTGGGAGATTGATGAGCCATGGCACAACGTCTTTTTAATGGTTCGATTCAGCCTCAAGCCCGCCCGCTGAATGCCTTTGTTCAGCCTGGGCAAAGCAACATTGCTGGCCCAACGCAGCAGTCGCAGGTCCAGATTGGCCGGGGGATTGTCACCCAGCAGCAAGCCGGCACCAGCAGCGTTGCTGGTTTCAACCAGTGGGAACAGCTGACATCTGCACTGAAGCCATTCAGTAAGCAGCTGGATGGCGCTGTCAAGAAAGGGTTCCGTCAGTACGCCATCAACAACATTGAGGATGGCTATTACGACGAGCTGAAGAATGAACAGCTCAGGGCAAAGCTGCAGATGCAGCAGAACCAAGAGGCTGGTGCAGCAGACGCAGCGGAGACGATTACTGCGCTAGGGAAGGTTGACCCGATTGGCGCAACGCTTGCCAAGGAAGCAAACCCCTGGAAGCTGATTGGCCGCAAGCGTGCATTGGCACAGCTTGCTGCTGGCGAAGTCTCTGCACGGTTCAATGCAGAGCTGGCTCAGAACGCAGGGATGCTGGCCACGATGGCGCCCGGCAGCCCCGAGCTGATGCAGCGCAAGGCAGAGCTGACGCAAGGCGTCCTCTCTGACTTTGGCCTTTCTGGCGATGAACTTGAGTCTTCTTATTACGTCTCTCCGCAGATCAACAAGAGCTGGGACAAGTTCACCCAGAAGCAGAGTGAGCTGTATTCAGCTGAGGTTTATCGCAGTTCGACCGCACTGACTGGTGCAGCAGTCAAGACAGCTTTGAGTTCGCTTCTTACTGAAGGCGTGTTGCTGCAAACTGGTGAGCGGGTGATGCCTGGCGACCCACGTTTTGGGAACTATGCAGGCATCAAACTGACGCAGGAGATTGACAAGGGTGTGTCACTGCTTGGCGGTGACGATAAGACCAAGGCACTGCAATCCATACGAGAAAACCTTGGCTTGCTTTACAACTCCAATACACCTGGAGCGACGACCGCAATTGACAATATCCGCCTTGGCAGTGTCAACCTGCCGATGGATAAACGTCCACGGTGGATTGATGCCAATCCGTTTGAACTGCAGGATTACAGCAACAAGGCGCTGACGCTAAGGAGTGACGCTTACGAGGCACAGCAGCAATCAATCAAAGACAGTGCCGAACAGCGGTGGAACCAGACGATGTCTGGCCTGCAGGTGGATAGCCCTGAGTACCAAGACGCGCTGAAACAACGTGAGGCGGAGCTTGAAGCCGAAAACTATCGAGACACCGCAGGGTTTATTCGTGAGCGCATCGCTGATGACCGGGCTGTTGCTGAAGGTAACGGCGGTGCCAACCCGATGTCCTTCGAGGAGAAGGCATTGTTTGAAGAAGCGCTGAACAACCTGACGCCAGGAGATGTTCAGTCGGCAGACATGATGAACACTGTTAATTCACTGGCCCGTCAGGCTGCAATGCGTGAGCCGACCGAAGAACTAAGAGAGAAAGCATATAAGGAATACATCGGAATTATTAACAAGAAGCGGGAGCAATTTGCAGGGCTGCCTAAGAACTCAGCGATGCGTTCTGCAATCAACAATCAAGTCAAAGAGGACCTGGCTGACCCGTCAATCGCTGGGCTTAAGGGCGCAACAGGGTTCCAGAACGGGACATTTTTCAACCGTAACGGCGCTGCACCAACACAGTCAGAGCAGCGTTACCGGGCGTTTGGCAACACGGTGAACAGGCTCCACACCCAGGAGTACATGAAGCGCCTCAATGAATGGCGGGGCAAGAACCCTGGGATGCGGGTTGACCCTGGGACTGAGGCGCAGATCATCTCGGACTCTGCCGAGGCGGTGCGCAAGTCGGAGGCATTCAAAAAGGCCAAAGACAAAGCGCTGCAGCAGGGTGAATCAACTCCACCGCCGCAGGTCAATCAGGACCCAAAGACTGGCCCAGTGCCCAAGGCTGCGGCCGGCAGTGTGACCCCAGAGCAAGCCAGCTCTTACGTCGACAAGCCGGTGATGAACGCCAGGTGGGTGCGCAGTGAGCTGAGTTCAATCCGCGGGGGCACGGTGGCTGGCAGCACAGAGCTGAAAGGGCTGGCGAAGGCTGCTGGAGTTAAGCCGCATCGTTACCTGCTTGAGCAGCTGAAGTTCTACGGGCCAACGCTGGACCCGACTGGCGCGTACCGGGGCTGGCTTGAGAAGTCACTGCAGCAGCAGAAAACAAACAGCACTCCGGCCGCGACGTATGGCGATCAGTCGTCTACGTCACGGTCGCCTGGCGCATGGCTGAACCAGTTGGTGATGCCAGTGGAGATCAGCCGCTTGCCGGGTGGTGAGCAGGGCCCAGCCCAAGGTCCATACACCCCAGTGCAACGCTTCCCCGGCATGGGCTGGGGGCCTGACGGCAGAGAACCGGCACCCAACTTCCAGACCCCTATTCCGCAGGCCTGATCCATGGACTTTCAACTTCCCGAACTGCCTGAGCTGAGCGACGAGGAGCTTGATCAACTCAAGCCCATCGAGTTTGGCTACCCCGAAGCCAAGGGTGGCCAGTTGACTGACAGCCTGCGGACCAACGTTGGCAATAGCCAGGGGCCACTGCCTCAGGACAAGCTCGAACAGATGAGCCCTAGTGAATTGAGGGCACTGAAGAACCAGCGGTTTGAAGATGCCTCCGGCTGGGCTCGGCCGTTGGCTCAGTTCATGAACACAATGACTGCGCCTAGCGTGGGCGAGGGGATGTTGCTCGGCGTCCCCAACGCATTGCTCAAGCTGGGCAACGCCGGCATGGACTGGTTTGCCCAGGAAACGTTTGGGGCACCGGTTGATGACACTCCTGCTTGGCAGATCTCATCTGAGCCGCTGAAGCAAATCAACCCGTTGCGGGAGGGCGACACCGCCGACACTCCTGCTGACAAGTTCGGTTACGAGATTGGGGCTGAATCTGCTGGTGAGCTGGCTGGTTTTGTCACTGGCAGCACGCTGCTGAAGCGCGTCCCGCAGCTTTTAAGCCTGACCAACCGGCTAAAGCAGACGCAAGCAGTGCGTCGGCTGGCAGTTGCAGCCAAGACCAACCAGACAACACGGCGTGCGCTGAACACTGTCCGTTGGGGCGGTGAGGCAATGATCGACACGTCTCTGGCTGCGCTGTATCAGGACGCCGACTTCGGCAACTCTGCTGATTTGTTTGGCCAGAACCCGCTGTCCGCAAGGGAGGACAACAGCTATTTCGAGAACCTTGGCAACAAGCTGATCGCCGATGGCGTCTTGCTGCCTCTCACCTTGATCGGTGCTGGTCAGCTGACCCCATGGACCCGTCGTCTGGCTGACGGTGATCTGGCTTGGAACCTCGATGAGATCGCTGACGTTGAGCTGGCACCGTATGTGCCGCGTGGCATCACGCAGCCATTACTGCCTGCAGCAGTTGGTGACTCAGCTATTGATCGCAGCACTTCAAGCAACCTGCAGGTGCAGCAGGTGCAGCAGCAGCGGGACAGGATCAACACCATGTTCCCCGGACTGAAGACGTTCGAGGGTGGTGAGGGTCAGCTTCAGCTGGATGTCACTGGCGCAGGCGCTGCGTTTCGCGAGGACGGCACTCCGCTGCCAAGGGTGGACAACCCTGACGGTGAAGGCACTGTGGTCAGCGGCCCTGAGATGGAAGAGGGCGTTCACTATCGCCAGCGCCCTAAGCAAGCTGCGCTTGACCTCGGCTCGTTTGGTGATGCACCAGACCCCCGGCCAGAGATCAGCACCTACCTGGCTGAACTGGATGAACTGAGTGACGACCAACTGAAGGAACTGCTGCCCAGGGTCAGCACCAAAGAGCAGTTGATTCAACGTGAGCAAGTGCTGCAAGCAGCGCAGGCCCGAGTGGATGACGCCACGCTGCAGATCGAGAGCATCAATGAGCGGCTGGCATTGCCCGAAGGCAAGAAGGGCAGGCTGACCGAACAGGGCTCCAAGCGTTTGCTGAACAAGGCCAACGCTGAGCTGGAGGCAGCACGGATGCAGCTGAGCAATATCACTGCTGACCCGCTGAAGGCTGAGAACGTCGGTGAGCAGCTGGGTCTGATGTTGCAGCAGACGCTGGATCTGGCCCCCGAGTCGGGCATTGAGCTGCCTCCTATCCGCGACATGGAGTGGGACGAAGCTACTGAGATGTGGCGACCTTCTCGGGCAGAAGGTGGCTACCCCTCACTGGAGGCATACCGGGCGGACATCTCAGGCTGGAACCGGGACATCCTGCGTGGCATGTCTTCACCAAACAACAGCCCTGAGGTGGCGGCAATCCTGAAAGTACGGACTGGCCGCCGGGTGTGGAACGCCAAGAAGTCAGACATCGTCGATGCGTTGGTGGAGTACGCCTCCCGTACCAAGCGTTATGCGGTGCAGCCTGAGCAGCTGCCGATTGAGGGGCTGCAGCAAAACCTGAACCTGGATGCCCCACCGGCCTATGCCCCTCGCGGTCTGACGAACGAAGCGCGGGAGGAGATGAAGCGCAAGATCCTGGAGTCCGCACTGGAGAACGGTGAAGTCCAGGCAGATGTCAGCCCTATCCCTGACAGCTTGCCAACTGCTGAGTTCAACCAAGGCCAGCTACTCGAAACCTTGTTTGACGTGGATGACGACGGGCAGACGATGATCCGCTACGCCAGTGGCGAGCTGCCTACTTACAAGGCTGGCGGCCGCAGTGCTGATGCGTTGATCGAGGAGGTGCGGCAGCGGTTTGGTTGGGCCGAGATGGACGGCGCTGCCAAGAAAGCCAGTGATGAAGCGATGTGGAAAAAGAACAACTGGAAGATAATGACCTGGGAGGAGAAGAAGAAGGCGTTTGAGGAGCGTGGTCTTTATCGGCAGACCCCTGGTGAGGTCACAGCAATTGATTCACCAGATGTTGTTGAGCAGCAAATGGTCGACACGCCTCTGACTGCGTTGCTGGAGTGGACCCCCGAAGGCAACATCAGTGCAGAGCAAGCAGCGGTGGTTAAGCCAAAACCCGAGGCCAAGAAGAGAAAGAAGAAAACGACAACATCGACACAGGTGAAGAAGGCACGCGAAACTACGGGCAAAGCTGAGGCG